TGGGAGATGTTTCGTGCTGGCTGGAGACCGACTATAGGTTGGGTGTGCGGGTTGGCACTTTTATACAACTTTATCGCTAGAGATATTATTGTTATCTTCACAGGACGCTTTGGAGAGCCTGTGCAGATGGAACACTTAATAACTGTCCTTGTAACAATGCTTGGTCTAAGCGGAATGAGAACATACGAAAAAGTAAAAAATGGGGAAAATATCTGACACTTCAAAGTACGCCACAGTAACACCTGCGACAGGTGACCTTATTGTTGGAACAGACATAAGTGATTCTAACAACACTAAAACATTTAAAGTAGGAGAGATAGCGGGCCTAACTGGAGAACACATGGAGTATTTTGCCGCTGATTCAGGCGCAGCAACAACAATATCCAACAACACTTCTTTTTTCTTGCTAAATGCTACAACTACTAGTAACGTTTCATCAGGCAATTTGACTCATACAAATAACAGGATAACTTATACTGGAACGGAAACTAAAACATTTAAGCTCGTAGCGACATGTAATGGAACTACAACATCTAATAATGTCATTCACTTTGCTTTTCATAAAAATGGCACAATAGTAACATCAAGCGAGCAAGATACCAAGGCCGATGGCACTGTGGTTCTTCCTACTGCTTTCCAGTGTTTAGTTGAGCTTGCAACAGACCAATATGTAGAGGTTTTTGTTAAAAACTCAACGGGGTCTAATAATTTTACATTGCAACACATTAACGTTATTGCAACCGAAGTGTAATGCAAATCAGAAAAATTTCAATAGGGGCGGACTACAAGAGTAGTGCGATGCATTACATCCTAGGACAGGATGTGTTAGGTGGTGGATATAAAATACATCTTATAGACTTGGAGGGTGCTGAGTATAAGATATGGATTCAAAAGGGTGACGAGGTTCTGCTTTGGAAGTCTTTTGGGCCAACAATGCCGGTATCGGTAGAATATAATATAAATTTTTAAATGCAATCAATTCATTCGTTTTTAGTTAAACCTAAAGGCGGACGGAGATACAACAACACAAAGAAGATAGGTGACGTTGATTTTATTTTAAGTATATCTCCTGAAGACCATACGGTTACAAACAGGGAGGCAGAGGTTCTCTCCGTTCCAATAAATTATGATGGCGACGTAAAGGTCGGTGACACTATCTTGGTGCACCACAATGTTTTCAGAACATACTACGATATGAAGGGTAACCACAGGAGTGGTAAGAGTTTCTTCAAGGACGACCTATTCTTGGTTGACCACGATCAGTTTTTCTTATACAATGATGGCGTTGAGTGGAAGTGTCCAGGTAAGTATTGTTTCATAGAGCCCGTAGGCCCTGAGCACTCTTGGCTATTTAATCCGCTTTCACATCAACCGCTTATTGGCAAGATTAAGTATATTAATAGGGAACTCGTTGATCTGGGTCTTAGTGTTGGGGACAGGATATCTTTTGAACCCGATAGCGAATATGAGTTTAAGATAGATGGTGATAACCTATATAGGATGTTTACCGAGAACATTACGATTCAGTGGAAAAAGTAGAAAGGTGGCTTCAATGCGGATGCAAGTTGAAAAGAATAAAAGGAAAGTACAGATGGCAGAGATGCCCTGACGCAATATGGATTTATGAGCAATTCAAAAAAACAGGAGACTGGAGTTGGGATAAAAAGTACAGTGAACACTTCAGAGATAAAGAAAAAAATTATTGATGCAGGGTATAAGGCTGTACAGCAACTCATCAAGGTGGCTGAGGAAAATATCATCAAGCCAGATCCTGATGATGAACTCGCTGCTGACAGGCTGAAGAATGCTGCTGCGTCAAAGAAGCTAGCCATATTCGATGCGTTCGAGATACTATCAAGAATCGAGGCGGAGAAGGAGGCACTTAACGAGGTTAAAAGTTCAACTAGAGGATTTGCTGAACGAAGGTCAAAATAGTTTATATCGAGTAGTTGACTCAGGCATCCCCAAGCAAGTCATAAGACAAAAGAATAAGGGGAAGAGCTGGAAGTACGGCTACGACGAAAAGTATGATATCATAATCATTTCTCGTGACGGCACGTTGGGGGAGGTGTATAATATCAATGGCCTTATAATAGGTCTCCCTGAGCAACCAAAGAATGTCCACTCTAGGAGTAAAAAGAAAGACGAGCAGTATTGGGAGCGCAAGGAATATCCTAGACAACTGCATAGAATAAAGTCAATATTCCAATGGAATGAGATGTTGTCTGACTTCAAGTCGATGTGGGTTGACTACATAGAGCAGGAGTTCGACAATCGGGAGAATGGGTTTTGGTATATGAACTATGGTAAGCCAACCTATCTAACAGGTTCTCATTATATGTACTTGCAATGGACTAAGATTGATGTTGGCTATCCTGACTTCAGGGAGGCCAATAGAATATTCTATATATTTTGGGAGGCGTGCAAGGCGGATAAGAGGTGCTTTGGCATGTGCTACCTAAAGATTAGGCGGTCAGGGTTCTCGTTTATGGGGGCATCAGAGTCTGTTAATCTTGGAACGTTAGCGAAAGACTCTAGGCTTGGGGTGTTATCTAAGACAGGGGGTGATGCTAAGAAACTATTCGTAGATAAGATTGTACCAATAGCCAACAATTATCCTTTCTTCTTCAAGCCAATACAGGATGGTATGGATAAGCCAAAGACTGAGTTGGCGTTTCGTGTTCCAGCTTCTAAGATTACAAAGAAGAACATGCACGAGGTTATGGATGATGATATGGATGGCCTCGATACGACTATTGACTGGAAGAACACAGCAGACAACAGCTACGATGGTGAGAAACTGAAACTACTAGTGCACGACGAGAGTGGTAAGTGGGAGAAGCCTGAGAACATTCTAAACAACTGGCGTGTGACTAAGACTTGCTTGAGGCTAGGTAGCCGTGTCGTTGGCAAGTGCATGATGGGGTCTACGTGTAACGCACTGAACAAGGGTGGCGACAACTTTAAGAAACTATATATGGATTCAGATCCTGCTACAAGAAACCCTAATGGTCAAACTAAGAGCGGCTTATATTCTTTGTTCGTTCCTATGGAATGGAACTTCGAGGGGTACATAAACAAGTTTGGATGGCCCGTTTTCGATGACCCCGTCGTTGAACTAGAGGGGGTAGATGGTGAGATGATGTCTACGGGTGCTATTACGTATTGGGATAACGAAGTGAAGTCTTTGAAGTCTGATGGTAATGCATTGAATGAGTTTTATCGTCAGTTCCCAAGAACAGAGTCTCACGCCTTTAGAGATGAGAGTAAGTCATCCATATTTAACCTGACTAAGATATATCAGCAGGTAGACTACAACGATTCCGTAATAAAGGAGCATTTCGTTACAAGGGGTAAGTTCTATTGGAAGGATGGCCCTGATAGTAAGGTGGTTTGGACTCCCGATAACAATGGCAGGTTCTTGCTGTCTTGGATTCCTCCAGCACACTTGCAGAACAATGTAATTATGAGAGGAGGCAGGAGACACCCTGGCAATGAGCACATGGGGTCATTTGGGTGCGACCCTTATGATATATCTGGAACTGTAGGCGGAGGAGCATCTAATGGTGCTCTTCATGGGCTTACTAAGTTCCATATGGACGAGGGCCCTTCTAATGAGTTCTTCCTAGAGTATATTGCAAGGCCACAAACAGCAGAGATGTTTTTTGAGGATGTACTGATGGCCTGTGTATTTTATGGAATGCCGATACTTGCAGAGAACAATAAGGCTAGACTCCTTTACCACTTCAAGAATAGAGGGTATAGAGCGTTCTCCATGAACAGGCCCGACAAGGCCTCTAACAAGCTCTCTAAGACCGAAAGGGAGATAGGTGGCATACCGAACTCATCTGAGGACATAAAGCAGGCTCACGCATCCGCTATAGAGTCTTACATTGAAAAGTATGTAGGCTTAGACCTTGTGGGCGAATACAGAGAGGCTGGAGACATAGGGTCAATGCCCTTTGTAAAAACTTTAGAGGATTGGGCTAAGTTTGATGTAAACAACAGAACAAAGTATGATGCGTCAATTAGTTCAGGACTAGCCATCATGGCCAACCAAAAACACCTATATAAACCCGAAGTTAGACAATCAAAAATAAAGATTAACTTTGCAAGGTATAATAACAAGGGTAGTAATAGCCAATTATTAAGATAGATGCAGAAAATTAGCGTAGATATACCATCGGCTTATTTCCCCGACCAGTTTGTTTCTGATGAAAAGAAAGCAACTCCTGAGTTCGGATTAAGAATTGGACAAGCAATCCAATACGAATGGTTTAGAAAAGATGGTAGTCGAGGTAGGTACTATAATAGGTATCGAAAGTTTCACAAAATGAGATTGTATGCTCGTGGAGAGCAGTCGATAGCAAAGTATAAAAAAGAAATTGCTGTAGATGGGGATTTGTCTTATCTAAACCTTGATTGGACACCTGTGCCTATTATACCTAAGTTTGTTGACATTGTTGTCAATGGCATGTCAGATAGAATATTTGATGTTAAGGTTGTGGCTCAAGACCCTATATCTGTTCATAAAAGAACCACGTATCAGCAAAACCTAAAAGCAGAAATGGTTGCTTCGGCAGAGCTAGATCAAATTATGGATGCTTTCGGGGTTGATGCATTTACTATGGATAGGGTTGACACTCCAACAAACGACGACGAGTTGGATTTGATTATGCAACTTAAGTATAAGCCCTCGATAGAAATAGCTGCAGAAACAGCAATATCTACTGTCTTAGAAGATAATTTTTACGAGGACTTGAAAAAAAGAGTAAACTATGACATCGCTGTTTTGGGCATGGGTGTTGCCAAGCATGAGTTTAATTTAGGCTCTGGGGTAGAATTAAAATATGTTGATCCATCTGACGTAATACATAGTTACACAGAGGATCCTTATTTTAAAGATTGCTTTTATTGGGGCGAAGTTAAAACCGTGCCTGTGGGGGAGTTGATTAAAATAGACCCCTCATTAACCACAGAAGATTTAAAAGAAATTTCAGAGTATAGCTATGGCTTTTATGATTACAACAACGAGCCTAGCACCTATGGGGATGACACCTTTAGAAAAGACACCGCAACCCTTCTTTACTTTAACTACAAAACCACAAACACATTTAAGTACAAGAAAAAGGTGTCAGAAAATGGCTCTGTAAAAATAATTGACAAGCCATCGGACTTTAACCCCCCAAAAGAAATGATGGAGGATGGGAAGTTTGAGATGGTGGAAAAAACTATTGACGTTTGGTATGAGGGTGTGATGGTGATGGGTACGAGCATTATTCTCAAATGGAATCTTATGGAGAATATGGTTAGGCCCAAATCTGCTTCTCAGCACGCAATACCAAACTATGTTGCTGTAGCCCCTAGGATGTACAAAGGCAATGTTGAATCTCTTGTAAGAAGAATGGTTCCATTCGCTGACCTTATTCAAATTACCCACCTTAAGTTACAGCAAGTAATGAATCGAATGACTCCAGATGGAGTTTTCATTGATGCGGATGGTCTTAATGAGGTTGATTTGGGCACAGGTGCGGCATACAATCCCGAAGATGCATTAAGGTTGTACTTTCAAACAGGGTCTGTTGTTGGGCGTTCATTTACCCAAGACGGAGACTTTAATAATGCTAGAGTTCCTATTCAGCCCATAACTGGGCATTCGGGTGGTCAAAAAATGTCTGCGCTAATAAACAACTATAATCACTACTTAAGAATGATTAGAGATGTGACGGGGCTAAATGAAGCTAGAGATGGCTCAATGCCTGATTCAAATGCATTAGTGGGGGTTCAAAAACTAGCGGCGGCAAATTCTAATACTGCAACACGACACATTCTTGATGCATCTCATTTTGTAACTAGAGAGCTTGCTCAAGCTATATCTATGCGTATTTCAGATGCTATGGAGTACATAGATCATGCCGAGGAAATAGCGATGCAAATAGGTCGACACAAGTCTGAAATAATAAAAGACATTAGTGAATACTACTTGTACGACTACGGCATATTCATAGATGTATCTCCTGATGAAGAAGAAAAAGGAAGACTTGAGCAAAACATTCAATTAGCCATTCAAAAGGGTGATATTGGGCTAGAGGATGCTATTGACATCAGAGAAATAAAAAACACGAAAACTGCCAATCAATTACTTAAAGTAAAGAAATCAAAAAGAGCAGACCAAGTCCAAGCCGATGCTATGGCGCAAATGCAGTTTAAGGCGGAAATGGACAACCAAAACAAACAAGCCGAAATACAAATGCAGGCAATGAAATCTCAAATAGAGTCCGAATCAAATGTCAAAGAGATGGCAATTAGGGCTAAGTTTGAAATGGAAAAAATGATGAGGGAAACCGAAATGAAAGCCTTATTAATGCAAAAGCAATTTGAGTTTGATTATCAATTGGCTGAACTTAAAGAATCCAAGTTAGAAGAAAGAGATATCGCCAAAGAAGACGGTAAAAAGACAAGAATAGACCGTCAAAACACTCAACAATCCAAACTTATAAACCAAAGAAAAAATAATCTTCCTCCGATGAGTTTTGAAGACAAAGGGCCTGGAGTAAACTTACAATTCCCTAATATGCTACAAAATTTTAATATGGAAGAAAATACTAACTTTGAGTAAAATTTAATCTATGGAAATTAAAGTAAGAGACCTTGGCTCTGAGGAGTCAAAGTCAAGTCAACAGATTGAGCAAGAGCTATTAGACAAGCATGAGCAATCTTTGAATGAAGAAAAACCGGTTGTAAATACTGTTGAAATTGAGAAGGAGGGGCAAGAAGTTCAGCAGGAAGAGCAACCAAAGGAAGAAAAGTCATTTAGTGACGAAGATGTTCTTTCATATATATCTGACAGATATGGTAAAACTATAGACTCTGTTGATGAGTTACTTGCTGAAAGGTCTCAATCAGAAGATTTACCTGAAGACGTTGCAGCCTACTACAAGTATAAAAAAGAAACTGGTAGGGGCATGGATGACTTCATAAGACTAAACAAATCCTCTGATGACTTTAATGAAGATGACTTATTGCTAAATTATTATTTAGAAACAGAGGATGGCCTTGATAAATCTGACATTGAAGACATGATGTATGACAAGTTTCATATGGATGAAGATTTAATGGAGGATAGAGAAATCAAGGCTAAAAGAATAGAAAGGAAAAAGGAGCTCGCTAAAGCTAAGAAGCACTTTAATAACCAACGAGAAAAGTATAAGGCCCCGCTTGAGTCAAGTGCCGCCATCTCGGAGGATGATAAAAATGCTTTACAGCAGTATAGAGAGTACCTTAATAGTGCCGAAAGTGAGAGGCAGGAAGCGGAAAGAAGAGTCGAGTGGTTCAATCAAGAAACTTCAAAAGTATTCAATAATGATTTCAAAGGTTTTGATTTCAGCATTGATGACAAATCATACACGTTCTCTCCAGGTAATGCTAGGGATTTAAAAAAGTCTCAATCCGACATAGTAAACTTTATAAGTAATTACGTTGGTGAAGATGGCTTGATTAAAGATTCAAAGGGTTATCACCGAGCACTATCAGTGGCTATGAACCCTGATAAATTCGCCAAGTTCTTTTATGAACAAGGGCGGGCCGAGGCCATAGAAGGTGACGCAAAGCGTGCGAAAAACATCAAAATGGATGTTCGTCAAACGCCAAAGGGATCTTCTGACGGAGGGTTCAAGGTTCGTGCTGTAGACTCAGGTCGAAGCATGGGCTTAAGGATAAAAAGTATTAACAAAAAAAGCTAAAAAACTAAAACATGGCTGGATCATTACAAGCGGGGTCTGTCGCATTAACCCCCCACGGTAGTAAGGCAACATTGCCTTCTAACTATATAAGCGACTTTAAATTCTTGGATCAGTATCTACCCGATACTTATGAAAAGGAATTTGAGCGATATGGAAACAGAAGCATTGCTTCTTTTATGAGAATGGTAGGTGCTGAGATGCCCACTAACTCTGACCTCATCAAATGGGCAGAGCAAGGTCGTCTCCACGTTAAATTTGAGGGTGCTACGATTTCAGGAACTACTGGGTCTACTACAGCTCAAAGATTTAACATTGTACCTGCTGGTTCACCTGCTGCTTCAGCAATTCCAGTGAGAGTTGGTCAAACTCTTGTTGTTTCTGATGAGGCCGCTGGGTCTACTAAGACTGACAAGGTTATTGTAACAGCTGTAGCTGGAGGTGGTAGTGGTATCACTGTTGCTCCATACGCTGCTACTCCAAGCATTGTTGATGGATTAACAGTAACTGCATTTATTTATGGTTCTGAGTTCCGTAAAGGAGATACTGGAATGGAAGGCTCTATCGAGGCTGAAGACAATATCTTCGAGAACAAGCCAATCATTCTAAAGGACAGATATACTGTTGCTGGTTCTGACATGGCTCAAATCGGATGGGTAGAAGTTACAACTGAAAATGGTGCTACAGGTTACCTATGGTATCTAAAATCAGAGCACGAGACTAGGCTTCGTTTTGAGGACTACCTCGAAACTTCTATGGTTGAGGCTGTTCCTGTTGAAACGAACTCAGGTGCTGCTGGAGCATTAGCGACTAGTGCATACGGTTCACTACCTGCTGGGTCTTCATTGGCACAAACAGGTGGTTCTGAAGGATTATTCCACGCAGTAGAGAATAGAGGAAATGTTTGGAGTGGTGGTAACCCAACTACTCTTTCTGACTTTGACTCTATCATTCAGGTTCTTGACAAGCAAGGTGCTATCGAAGAAAACGTATTGTTCTTAAACAGACAGTTCTCTTTCGACATCGATGATATGCTTGCTGCTCAGAACTCTTATGGTGTAGGTGGTACTTCTTACGGTCTTTTCGACAACGACGAAGAGATGGCATTGAACCTCGGATTCACAGGATTCCGCAGAGGATATGACTTCTACAAGTCTGACTGGAAATACCTCAACGATGCCACTATGAGAGGAGGCGTAAAAGCTGGAAACATCAACGGTATTCTTGTACCTGCTGGTTCTACAACTGTTTACGACCAAATTCTTGGCAAAAACGCTCAACGTCCGTTCTTACACGTAAGATATCGTGCGTCTGAGTCTGAGGACAGAAGATATAAAACTTGGATGACTGGTTCTGCCGGTGATGTAAGAACTTCTGATCTTGATGCAATGGAGGTTCACTTCTTATCAGAGCGTGCGCTTTGTGTTATGGGAGCGAATAACTTCGTTATGTTTAAGAACTAATATTTCTTAATTAATGGGGGAGGCAACTCCCCCTTTTTTAAATTTTAATCAAATGAAAGATAAAATATACGTGCTGACGCAAGATAGAGCACCACTAAACTTCTTGTTGGCTTCAAGGCACACGCACCGAAGCCCTCTGTTACATTTTGACGGAAAAACAAATCGAGCCCTTAGATATGCTCGCAACCAAAAAACACCATTCGAAGATGAGCAAGATGGCAACGCCATTTTAGAACCAATCATTTTCAAGGATGGCTTTCTTCACGTTCATGCCACCAATCCTGTTCTTCAGCAGTTTATGGATCTCCACCCTGGGAATGGAGGTATATTCATGGAGCTTGATACTGAGAGGAACGCTCAGGAGGAGTTAGATATTATTAGTGCCGAGGTAGATGCCTTAATAGCTGCTAAAAGTCTTGATATTCAAACAATGGAGACATTGGGTCGAGTATTCTTAGGACTTAACACAGAGAAGATGTCATCTGCTGAATTAAAGCGAGATGTCATTCTGTTTGCTAAAAACAATCCTATTGAGTTCTTGGAGGCATTAGAAGACCCTATGCTTGAGATTCAAGACATAGTAGCTAAGATTTTTGAGGAGGGATTATTGTCTATGCGTAACAAGAACAAGGACATTTACTTCAACCTTCCTGGGAACAAAAAGAAACTTACTAGCGTCCCTTATGGAGAAGACCCACAGCACATTGTGGTATCATTGCTTCAGCAGGATGGGGATATTCTAAATATGTTCGAAAAACAATTATCTAAGAAAAAGGGTGAATAATAAATATTTATCTATATATTTGAATCGCTAAATGTTCATAATTATTGTTTAGAGGGCCCTCTCGGGGGTCCTTTTTTATTTAGTATATTTGCGTCATGGAAAAATATTTACGTATAAACTCATTAGCTGTAGCCAAGGCCGCAGATACAAGTGTTGCTCCTAACACAAACAATGAATTAAAAGGAAGTGGAGCTATTGATTTCACAGCAGTAGCTGAAGCAGGAGACTTTGTCTTAATTTCAACAGGTGGTAGCAATGGCCCTGCGTATGCGCTTGATAAAGTAGTAAGCGTAACTGATGCTGACGAATTAATACTAAACACAACGTCTACATTCGGGATACCAACAGGCAAGCAGTTTCAAATATACGACAAGGACACTCGAAGAGATAACATTATTAGATGTAATGATATTGTATCTATAGTTCAAATAGGAGGGGCTAGAGACGTCGCTGCGGGCTCTCCAATTGTTGGCCTGATATATACTGGCATTGAGATTCAGTATACGGGCGGGGCTATGTTAACGATTGTGTTTGAAGGTAATGACCCAAACGAAACCAAGGCAGGGCTTTTCCTAGATGCTCTTATCAATCAGATAGAAACACACTTGCAGTCTAGTGCCACCAAGGTAATGGCAGACTTTGTTATTCCTCCAGGCTCAGAAGATTTTGTGGCCATACAGAGAGGTTCAGCAGCAGTTGCAGTTTCTTAGTATATTTGCAGAGTATTTTTTTTACCATAAATTTTTTTTACCATGGATACAAAGTATTTAGAAGTAACTGTCAAGAACGAGCAAACTCAGTTGGTTCGTATCAGTGACATTATTATTGTAGAGCAGGCAGGCACTGCTAAAGTTGAAATCACCTATGTTGGTGGCAAGAAAGTGACTATTAATCACGACGCTATGGCTGCTAACAACGAGGAGGTTAGAGATAGAATTGAGTCAGCAATTGTTGATGCGTTGCAAACAAAGTGGAGGGACATTGTTCATCCTCTTTCTTTAGCAGGCATTACTGACGCTGGAGGTGCTGTACCTGAAGTAACATCTATTGATATTGCTTAATAAACTATATTTTTAGTTTTAACTAGGGGTCGTTTTCGACCCCTTTTTTATTTTGTATCTTTAGCGTTATGATTAATGAGGTTCGCCAAACTGTACTCGCTATAGCGAATAAAAATAATTACGGATATATTTCTAGGCTTGATTTCAATCATTTTGCAAGACAGGCTCAATTAGAAATATTTAAAGAGTATATGTATGATTACAATACTCACGTTAACAAGCAAAATAAAAGGGTTTCAGTAAACCAATCTACAACCAGTCCTGTGGCATCTAACGATGGGTATGCTGACCTTGCGGAGCGTAAAAGACAAGTTATAGAGATATTCTCAACCTTAGCACCATTAGGCAACGCCACTGATGGGCATGTGTATGATAAGCCTAGCGACCTGTATCTTCTTAATAAACTCTTTTTTTATGATACTGAAAGGGTATCGGGCACAAAGGAGAGTGCGGTTAGTCCCAATAAGCTAGTAGATCCTTCACTTACGGGGGTGTCTGCATTTGGGAATACAGCGTCCGCAGGTGACTTGGTTGTAAACACTGATGATAACACCTTGGCCTTTGTGGTGGAGGTGGAGAGTGGTACTTCGCTGAAGATTACCGACAATATTTTTGGGGCGGGGGCGCTTAAATACAAAATATTCAATCCTAGTAAGTATAGTGAGATTGAGATACAGGACCCCTCGAAAATATTTAACCTAGCGGCATCTACGTTGGTTAATCCATCTACTATGTTTCCGTCTTGCTTGATGCAGGCTGATAACATTATAATGTATCCTAACACTATAACAAACCCTGGTAGCGTAATAACTCAATACGTAAGAAACCCAAAAGACCCAAAATGGACAGGGGTGACTGTTGGTGCTGCTCAAGGTCAAGAAATATTTGATGCCACCGCTTCTGATTTTCAGGATTTTGAGTTGCCAAAGTCTGAGATACCATATTTAATATCTAAAATTCTACTTTCGGCAGGCATGTCAATAAGGGAAACGGAGGTAACTCAAGCAGCGGCAGGGTTAGTAGGTTTAAATTCAAACGAAGATAGATAATGCCATATTTAACAGGATATCAATATTATGAAAATGCAGGTGCAGTTCCTGAGAATGCTAATTGGGGCTCATATCAGTATGTTCCGCTAAAGGACATTGTCAATAATTTTATGATGATGTACACGGGCAACAACGAGATGCTAGCCAATGTATCTAGAGCCCAAGTTATATTTTATGCAAAGCGTGGTATTCAAGAATTAAACTACGATGCATTTAAGGAAATAAAAGCATTGGAACTTGAGGTTTGTGATAATCTGAGGTTTGTTTTGCCTCCTGACTTTGTTAATTGGATAAGAATATCTCTATACAAAGACGGTGCGTTATTCCCTTTAACAGAAAACATTCAAGCCAATAGTGCTATATCTTACCTTCAAGACAATGATTGTAGAATTTTGTTTGACGAGACGGGAGAGATAATACAGCCCGAACAATCTGAGTTAGATTTAGATAGAATAAACGGAGCAGCAAGAACTTTATACTTTAACGAGGGAAGTAGATTCCACGGCAGGGAGGGGTTCTTTGTTGATGGGAAATTTTATTTTGACTATGACATTGGATCTAGATTTGGACTTAATTCAGAAACGGCAAACGCTAACCCCACTTTTAGAATTGATAGAAGGGCTGGGGTTATAAACTTCTCGTCTCACATGGCTCATGAAACTTGCTTATTGGAATATATTTCTGATGGCATGGAGGGTGGAGATGACTCGTTAGTGAG